CTTTTAGTCGTAGGTGCTTCTTTAAATGGGCTGGTGATTTACTTTTACTTACTCAAGATGGTTTAGTACCACTTGCTTCTGCTTTACAATCTAGCCGCCTAGACCCAAGAATTAACTTAACAGACAAGATTTTTTACCCTATTAGTCAAGCTGCTACTAATTACTATGCTAATTTCGGTTGGCAAATTAACTACTTTGCTAGTGAAAATATGCTGATTTTGTCTATTCCTACCGATATAGGTATGGAACAGTATGTAATGCACACCATTACTAAAGCATGGGCAAGATTTACAGGTATTCAAGGCTATTGTTGGGAAGTATCCGGTGATGCTGATATGCACTTTGGTAGCGATGGATTTGTAGGTACTTTGTACTCTTCTTTATCAGATAATGGCGCAAATATTTCTGCAACTGCACAAACAGCTTATTCTTATTTTGAGTCACTAGGTCAATTAAAACGCTTTGTGATGGTAAGACCTATACTTCAATCTACAGGTGGCGTACCAGCCGTTTTATGCGGTTTAAGCGTAGATTTTGACACTCAATCACAGTTAGGCGCAGTTTCGTTTAACCCTGCTACACAATCTGAAGGTATTTGGGATACATCAACTTGGGATGGCAATGTTTGGGGTGGTGGGCTTATTACTACTAAAGTATGGCAAGGTGTCACAGGAATAGGTTTTAGTGGCTCTATTAACATTAATGTGGCATCAAGAAACATTGAATTACATTGGGCTAGTACCGACTATATTATGGAAAAAGGTGGTGTCATTTGATTCTTATTAATCAGCAAAGTCTTAAAGACTGGGCTATTAAACATAAGATTCCGACTCCACCTGACGCACATTATGTCGGTCAGGTATTAAATGATGAAATTAGGGCAGTAGTGGTATTTTGCGGTTTTTATGGTAAATCTTGCATGATTCATGTGGGGTCAGAAGGTGAGCATTGGGCAACCAAAGACTTTCTTAAAAAGGTCTTTGATTATCCGTTTAACACATTGAAATTAAAGGTTATAATTGGCACAGTTGCAGGGAGTAACAAAAAAGCCCTAAAACTAGACCGACACCTTGGTTTCAAAGATGTTGCTTTTATCCCTGATGCACATGACGATGGGGATTTGGTAATTCTAGAAATGCGCCCAGAATATTGTAAATGGGCATAAGGAGATAGTAATGGGTGCAGGTTCGACATTTTCGCAAGGTGCTAACGCTAATACAGCTAATCCGTATGCTGGCACTACAAGCCCTTATTTTGGCGCAGCGCAAGCACAAAGTCTTGGTAATCTTGCTGGCGCACAACAAGCTACTCAAGCTAATAGAGTTAATCAAAATACCCTTTATGGTGGCTTAAACTACCAACAAGGTACAGATGCTAATGGTAATCCTACATGGACTGCTAATCAAACTGGTACTGACCAAACTCAAGGACTTGTAAATTCATCTTTAGCTGGATTACAAGCAAGTATTAATAACCCTGCTTATGGCATTAATCCTGGTCAAACATACAGCGATGCGATTATGCAACGCTTACAGCCACAAATGGCGCAATCCGCAGAGTCAAATAAAGCTGCTTTAGCTAATCAAGGAATTGTCCCTGGTACACAGGCTTATGACAATGCTATGCGTACATTCCAGCAAGGTCAAAACGATTTACTGACAAGCGCCCAAGTACAAGGTATGAATACTGGTTTGCAAGCTCAAGCGCTGCAAGGCACACAAGCTGGACAGATTAAGTCATTAACTACACCTAACCTTATTAATGCACCGCAACAAGCTGCGGTTGCTGGCCCTGATTACACGGGTGCTTTAGCTACTCAAACTAACGCTAATATTGCAGCGCAAAATGCTGCATTAGGACAAGCCACCAATCAAACTGCTGGACTGTATGGTTTAGGCTCTGCTGGTATTTTAGGTTTAGCGGCTAATCCTGGACTTGTTTCTAGTGCAGCAAGTGGTTTAACTGGATTATTTAATAGTATTCCATCAACTAGCACGGCTGGTGGTAATTGGTTAAGTACATACGGCGGATAAATGTTTAAAAGTAAACACTCTGGATGGACTTGGGAATTAAGGCGCACCCCTTTTGGTGGTGGCGGTGGTGGTGGAATTAGCGGTATTACAGACTCTATCTCATCTGCATTAGGTACTGATGGTGGTGGCGGTGGATTGCTTGGTGGTTTAGCTTCTGTAGATAAAGCAGTAAATCAAATCCCTGGTGGTTGGATAACTGTAGGTGGTTTAGCTGCTGGTGGTGCTGCTTTAGCATACGCTCCTGAAGTTATGGCTTTAGCTGCTTCAGAAGGAATAACACCAGAAGCTGCTGCTATTGCTACAGGAACAATGCCTATAGATGCTACTACTGGCGCTGTTATTAGTCCTGATTATTTTGCTGGTTTATCTGCAAGTGCGCCTGTTGATACTGCTGCGTCACAAGCTGCTGCTGCTTCTTTAGCACCAGTAATTACTTCAAATGCAGTAACTCCTGCAATGGTTGCTGCTGCAAATGCTTCTTCAGACCCTATTGGAATGATGGCTTATTTAACTAGCGCTAGTCCTGAAGAATTGGCTGCTGCAACTGGTGCTGGTGCTGGTGCTACAGGTATTTCTTTGTCTGACGCTGCAACTGCCGCAAAAGCAGCAAGTTCTGCAGCATCGCTAGCAAAAGCATTAACTTCTGGTGCTGGTTCGCAATTAACTAGTGCAGCGCAAAATCTTGCTAAAGGACAAACAGGAGTAGGTAGTGCTATACCAGCACTTGTGCGTGGTAACCAAAACCCATTTTTACAAACAACACAACAGCCTATTAGAAACTCATCACCAGACTTAGCTGCATTAGCTAACTTATTAAAGCAGGGATAATCATGGCAGACCCAACAAACCTTTCAGACCAACAATTTCTATCACAAGACCCCGAAGTCTTGGGTTTACAAAGACAACGCCAGTTAGCTAATTTGTTAACAGGTCAAGCCTTTAATGCGCCACAAGGTCAAATGATTAGTGGGCATTATGTTAAGCCTTCTGCATTGCAACAAGCACTTCCAATGATTAATGCTGCTATTGGTGGGTTGACTAATGCTAATTTAGATACTAAACAGACTGAATTAGCTGCTGCATTGCGTGGCAAACAACAAGAAGCAGTAAAGCAATTTGTAAATGCTACCAATCCTCAAGAGCGTTTTGCAGCAGGTACAAGTCAATATGCACCATCAGAATTGCAAAAAACTGCTTATGGAATGGTTGCACCGCAAAAACTTGCAGAAGGTGAAACTATTAGCCAACTCAATATGGGTACTGGTCAATATGAGCCTATGGCACAAGGTGGTCAAAAGAAAACTGAGGCTATTCGTGGATATGAAATGGCTAAGTCACAAGGCTTCCCTGGTAGTTTCTTTGATTATGAGCAACAATTAAAGCGTGCCGGTGCTTCTAATGTAAGCGTAAGCATGGATAAAGGCATTGCTGCACAAGTTGGCCCAATGATGAAAGAAGGTCAATTACAGGCTACTAGCGCTGTTAAGGGTATAGATGCTGCAAATCAAGTTATTAATGCTTTAGATACTAATAAACTGTTTACTGGGCCGTTAGCTAATCAAAAATTAAGTATTGCACAATTAAGCACTACATTTGGTGGCGCTTCTGGTGATTTAACTCAAAAAATCAATAACACTCGTGCTGCTATTCAAGGACTTGCTGAAATTACATTGCAAGGCCGTCAAGAAATGCACGGTCAAGGCGCTATTACTGAATCTGAAGGTAAATTAGCTGAAAGAGCTAAATCAGGAGATATAAGTCTAACTCCTGGTGAATTAAAACAACTTGCTAATGCTGCTAAAAGGGCTGGTGAGTTTACTTATAATAATTACCAAACTAAGTTACAAATCATGGCTAAAGACCCTGCTACTGCTCAAATGGCCCCATATTTTGCAGTTAATCAAATGCCTACTAGACAAGCTCCGCAACAAGCGCAACAAATACAGCCTAATGCTAATCAACAACTTAATATTCCATCAACTAATGGTTGGTCTGTAATAGGCGTTAAATAATGGCTCAATACACAGTACAAGCTCCTGATGGTAAAGAAATTACATTAGAAGGCCCTGCTGGTGCTTCGCAAGAAGATGTTATTGCACAAGCACAAAAGCTATATCAACCTAAAGCTAGTGTAGAAGTTTCTGCTGCTCCTGCTGCACAATTTGGTGAAACTGGCGGTGGTGCTGCTACTGGTAAACCCTTATTAGTAAATCGCACTAATGTACAAGCAGAGCCTAGACCACTAGAGTCTGCAATGGCTGGTCTTACTAAATCAATGATAGATGTACCTGTTGCTGCTTCTCAATTAGCTACAGGTGGTAATTTAGGTACAAGTCAATTAGCCCAAAGATTAGGTCAACAAGCCGGTGCTTATCAAGAAGCTAATCCTGTATCTTATGGCGCTGGTCGAATAGCTGGAATGGTTGCACCTGCAATGGCTGGTGGTAGTGCTATAGGCGCTATTCCTTCTTTTGCCAAAGCTGCACCATTAATGCAAAATGCTGCTTTAGGCGGTATTTCTGGAATGTTAACGCCTGAAGAAACAGGTAAAACAGGTCAAGAGTTATATAAAGAACAAGTAAAACAAGGTGGTATTGGTGCTACTATTGGCGCAGCAATAACTCCATTTCAAAAATTAGCGGGAATATTGCGTGGGCCAGAGCAACCAGCACAAATGGCTGGCGCTGTCCAAAAAGCTAGAGATGTAGGTTATGTAATTCCCCCTACACAAGCAAGAGGTGATATTGCTAATCGTTTAATGGAAGGCGTAGCAGGAAAGATTACTACTGCCCAAAACGCTAGTGCAAGAAACCAAGAAGTTACTCATAAGTTAGTAGCAAAGTCTTTAGGACTTCCAGAAGATGAAGTTATCCTTCCTGAAGTATTAAAAGGGCTTCGTCAAACTGCTGGTGAGGCTTATGCTAAATTGGAAAACATTGGCACAATTATCCCAGGTAAAGAATACACAGAAGGACTTAATAAGATTGCCGGTAAAGCATTAAAAGCACAAGAAGGTTTCCCTAATGCTCCTGCTAGTCCTGTTGTTGCATTAATAGATTCTTTAAAATCCCCATCTTTTGATTCTTCTGCTGTTATTGCTAAGATTAGTGATTTAAGAAATACTGCTAATAAGGCTTATGCTTCAGGAGATACAGACCTAGGAAAAGCTAGTAAAGATGCTGCCGCTTTACTTGAAAATACTATTGAAAAGCATTTAAAAGATACTAATGCTACTGCTTTGCTTAAAGAATTCCGTGATGCAAGACAGTTAATTGCTAAGTCATATTCTGTAGAAAAGGCTTTAAATCCAGCTTCAGGCACAGTAGATTCAAGACAATTAGCCGCCCAATTAAAGCGTGGTAAACCATTATCAGAGGAATTAAAGACTGTAGCGGAGTTTGCTAGTCAGTTTCCAAAGGCTTCCCAAGTTACCGAGAAAATGGGTAGCTTGCCACAAATTAGCCCTATAGATTATGGTTTAGGTGGATTGGCAGCGTTATTAACTAACCCTATGGCTATTGCTGGCGTTGCTGCTAGACCAGCTTTAAGGGCTGCTGCATTATCTAACCCTGTGCAAAATAGCTTAATTCAAGGTGCTAAAATGACACCTGACCAAGCAAATTTAGCTAAATTATTAAGTATTAGAAGCCTGCAAACTGGCTACAAAGGAGCAACAAATGAGTAGAAACGGTAGCGGAGTCTATAACCTCCCCATAGGTAACCCAGTAGTAACAGGTACTACTATTACAAGTAGCTGGGCTAACACAACTATGCAAAACATTGCTGATGGATTAACTCAATCTGTAGCTTCTGATGGTCAAACACCTATGTCAGGGGCATTGAATATGGCAACAAACGACATTAATAATGTTGGTACACTAACAGCCTTAACAGGCATCTTTGGCGGGACATACTAATCATGGCACAGACAGGCTACACACCAATTTCTTTGTACTACAGCACTACTGCTAGTACAGCCCCTACGGCTGGTAATTTAGTAGCTGGCGAATTAGCTATAAACACCGCTGATGGAAAGTTGTTTTACAAAGACTCTAGCGGAGTAGTGCAAGTAATCGCTGGTAAAGCAGGTGCTGGCGTAGCTGGTGGTTCTACTACCCAAGTTCAATACAACTCTAGCGGTTCATTGGCTGGTTCTGCCAACCTCACCTTTAACGGCACAACACTTACTACAGCTAATGATGCTTCTATATCAGGGCTTACTGTTGGTCAAGGTGCTTTGGCTGGAACTGGTAATACTGCGTTTGGTATTACAGCATTATCTACAAATTCTAGCGGTGGCTTTAATACTGCTATTGGTCAAAACGCTTTAAAATTAAGCACATCAGGTGGAAATAGTGTAGCTGTTGGTTACGGTTCTTTATCAGCAAACACAACAGGAAGTTTAAATGTGGCTGCTGGTGTTAATTCATTAGTAGCAAACACTACTGGTGGTTCAAATACGGCTTTAGGCACACAAGCACTTCAAGCAAACACCACCGCCTCTAACAATACAGCAGTAGGTTATCAGGCTGGTTATAGTAATACTACTGCAACAGGAAATAGCTTTTTTGGTTATCAGGTAGGTTACGGAACAACAACAGGAACTGATAACGTAGCAGTAGGTGGTGGTAACCCTTCACTATCAATTCGTACTTTGCAAAATAACACAACAGGCTCAGCTAACACAGCAATGGGTAATGGTGCGTTAGCATCAAATACCACCGCATCTAGCAACACCGCAGTAGGTTATCAAGCTGGGTATAACATTACAACTGGTGGTGGTAATACTTACATTGGTAACGTATCCGCTAGTGGGGGTGCTGCGGCAAGCGAGTTAGTTGTTGGAACACCTGGAGCAACAGGAAAAGGAAACAATACAGGTTTTATTTATGCTGGCGGTGGCGGCACTTATCAAGGCAATAACTCTACACTTTGGTCTATTACTTCTGACCAACGCCTTAAAAAGAATATTGTTGATAATTTTGATGGTTTAAATAAAATCACCGCAATTCAAGTCCGTAACTTTGAATACCGTTTGCCTGAAGAAATTACTGGAGTTTCACCTGACCAAGCAATTCAAAAAACTGGCGTTCAACTTGGTGCTATTGCTCAAGAATTACAACAAGGATTGCCTGAATGTGTAAAACAAGAATCCACAGGAATTTATACTGTAGATGCTGACCCATTGATTTGGTATCTTGTAAACGCAGTAAAAGAACTCAACGCAACAGTAGTATCCCTACAAGCACAAGTAACCGCACTCACAAAGGTTTGATATGACAAAACAATTACAAGCATTACAAATCGCATTGCTTTTAGCGGCAATATTTTTTGGATTAGTTGGATTATTTGAAATTATATTAAAGGCATAATATGTTAGAACTAACACCTGAACAAGAAGTACAACGCTCATACAACGCTGCAATAGATAGCGTAAACCTACTTAACGCTGGTAAGCCTGAAGATATGACTGATGAAGATTGGGCAGATACAGTTAAGCGCAATAAAGAACACCTTGAAATTCAAATTGCTAAAGGTGACTACTACGCTGGACATGATTTAACCCCATTTGAGAACGCAGTAAAAGGTTAATCAGCTACCTATTTAGCTGGTATTTTAAGGAAATAACATGGAAAACATAAAGAAAAACCAAGTTACTATTGACGATGTAGAGTACGCATTTGAGGACATGACACCAGAACAACAAGCTATGGTTAATCACCTTATTGATTTAGACCGCAAAATTGGTAGTTCACAGTTCAACCTTGACCAGCTTAATGTTGGCAAACAAGCGTTTCTGACAATGTTGCGTGATTCGCTAAAAGTGGAGGAAGTATGAATTTCACCTTTACATGGATATTAGACAAATTTGGCTTTACACCCAAAATTGAAACCTTTGACTTTCCTGTTAAACCTGCCGCCAAAAAAGTAGCCAAAAAAGCCACTAAAGTTGTCGCCAAGAAAACAAAAACAACTAAAAAGTGAGTAATCTTGTGGAAATTGACCCTGTAAAATTTGGCGTAACTTGGCAAAAAGTAGAAAACATGGAATATGAAGTAGCTGAATTACGCAAAGATGTTAAGGCATTGCTAGAGTTAGCCAATAAAGGTCGTGGAGGCCTGTGGGCGGGCATGATGGTGGTGTCTGCAATATCAGCTTTTGTGGGTTTTATAAGCCATTACATTACAGGCAAATGAAATCACGCACTATGTGGTTTTCCTTTGCGCTAGTCGTATTTGGCGCATTGCTAGACAATTTTTCTTATTTACAATCGGTCATTGACCAAAGGTACTATGGCATTATTTTGGTTATTATTGGTGTCATTGTTGCTGTACTACGCTTTCTCACTACTGGGCCTGTAGAGTGATATATATCTTATATATACTGCTTGTCCCTATTAGCCTTGTTATAACATTGTTAGCACTTGTTATAGCCCCTGTATTGCCTTTGTTTGCTAATCAGCAAGAAGGCTGGTTAGACAATCATTCCTCATGGGGTGTTGGGCCACGATTACCGACCTATTTAGGCTGGTTTATGACCCCTGATAACTCTTTAGACGGTGATGCTACTTTTGCCCAATTAAACCCACCTTGCTATCTTTCACAAATAAAATGGCTTATTCGTAACCCTGCATACGCATTTGGGCTAAGATATTTAGTACCGCTATATATAACTGCTATATACGGTGACAAAACAATTAAGGACAATGACAATGCAAAAGCTGGTTGGTGCTTTATCAAAGCTAACGGACTTTTTCAATTCGTGTATATCAAGCGTATATTTTCTACTTCTCGCTGCATTTATGTTTGCTGTGGCTGGAATATTCGTGGCTTGGTGGATGATAATGTGGTTGATAAGCCAAATCCTTGGATGGCTACCTTTGTTTTCAGCCCAAGAATCTCGGGGTACAAATGATTGACCATGTCAAAATTATCATTATTGCTGTGGTTGTATCTTTTTGTTTCGGTAGTGGCTGGTGGTTGGGTTATTCTAAATACCTTAATTACAAGACAGAGATTGAAATTGTCGCCAAGACACAAGAAGCCAAAGTCGAATCAATCACAAAACAACACGAATTAGTCACTAAAGGAATAGCCAATGAATATGAAGCTAAACTTACTGCTTTGCGTAACTACTATCGGGCTACTAGCGTGTGGAATAACCCCAGTAGCAGTAAAGTGTCCGGCATTTCCACAGCCCCCACAGTCGCTGATGTTGCAACCGCCTACAATCTTCTTGCTGGACAATGCGCTGCCACAACGCAACAAGTAGTCAGCCTGCAAGACTGGATAAACGCCCAGACTGACATTAAATGAATGATTTTAAAGAGTGTTTAGACTTAGTTTTAAAGTCTGAAGGTGGCTGGGTTAATAATCCTAAAGACCCTGGCGGTGAAACGAATTTAGGGGTCACTAAGGCAGTTTGGGAAGAATGGGTAGGTCATCCTGTCGCTACCATGAAAAACCTTACTAAAGACCTTGTAGCCCCTTTGTATGAGCAACGCTACTGGAGACCTTGTTATGGAGAAGTATTACCTAGGGGAGTCGACCTGCTTAGTTTTTCAATGGCAGTTAACGCAGGCCCAGGCAGGGCAGTTAAACTTCTTCAACAATCTCTTGGATGTGTACCTGACGGAGTTATTGGCCCAGCAACAAGAAGCCTTATTCTCGCAAGTAATAGTGCAACTCTTATCGCAAAATTCTCTGAAACTAGGAGAGAATATTACAAGTCATTAAAGACTTTTCCTATCTTTGGTAAAGGCTGGCTTGCAAGGGTAGATAATGAAGAAAAACAAGCCTTAGATATGGCTAAAAACGGATAGCTACAAATAGCACTAAGCCTAGTGCTGACAATACCCCTAGAATCGACCAGAAGTGGCTGTATTCACTTTTATCAGGTCTTTGTATAGCTGTACACCAACTAGCATCTTTAAGCGCCTCTGACGCTGATTTATAGGTTTTACCAACCATTCCAAAACTTCTTGTACTCATAGTTGTTTCCCTTTGTTG